GTCAACCCCCTGTTTAAATTGCGCGGAACCTATCGGCTGGACCGGAGCGCAAGCCACGCACCTTGTCCATCTCGACACGCACCCGATCCTCTGAGGTGAGGCTGCTCCCCACTACCGTGCCGTACCGCGCACCCATCATCCAGAGGTCGGTGCCCGGATGAATTTCCACCCGATCACCCACCCTGAAGGTCTTGCCGTCGTACCCGATCACGTCAGTCATGGCGTCTCCCGTAGTGTGTGTTGAACCTAAGTCTATAACAATGTCAACAACCCGTCAACCCCCCTGTTTAAACCGTGGGGTTGAGGGCTTCGTTGATATGCTCATCTATCTGCATCCAGCAATAGCTGCCGCCTAGGTTGGGAAGCGAAACCAATTCGATAGCGTGGTCTACGAGGTCAACATAGGCCCAGCTAGTGTCTGCTTGGAATGCGGGGAAGCGGCGTGTGATTTCGTGGGCATCCCACTCAGACTGGAAAATCAGCGTTCCGGTGACGGTGGTGTTGGTCGTGTCGCTCATGGTGTCAACTCTTCATAGGGGTTGATTGTCTTGCGGGCGTACCGCTTGGCGGCGGCGAGGGCACCTCGCGCACCAGTGCCGTAGTCGCCGGGGAAAAATTCTACAGCGTCGATGTCGTAATCCCATGCAGTGACGGTATACGACGACACCTCCCAAGGGTTGCTGCCGTACTGGAGGGTGTGCTTGCGGATGTATCCGACCACCTCGCCTTGATACCAGAACCGCTGCTCCTCAGAGGCATCGTCAGGAGGCGAGCCCAGACGTATTGAGGTGACACTCTCGTGCCTCCCCGGTGCCACGCCATGCTCCCTGCTGAAGTAAGTCTCTGGTGCGCTGAATTGAATTGCGTCGATCATGGTGTCACCTCCTCTTTATAGCCTAGGCAACGAGCTTTGAGTGCTACCCGCTCCTCATATTCCTCCTCGTACCCTTTCTTGAAGATGGCATAGATGGCTGGATCAGAATCCTTGAGCTTCTTATCCGACTCGCTGTCCTCGCGTGAAATATGGTCTTCGATTTTGTCAGAGTAATGGTCGCCACGGTGGCTGTTCTCTCCGAATTCGATGACACCCTTAGCGAGTAGGTCCACGTCGAGTATTGCGGTGCGTGGGTTCTGCCAGCCGTGAGCCTTGATCTCTTGTTCGGTTTCCTCAAAATGGATGAAGACTTTTGTGGTCCCGTCCTCGTCGGTGACAAGCCCAACGTGGAAGGGATAGCCAGCAACTCCGTTGCGGTGTCGCTCATGCTTCTCAATCGTGAAATCAGTCATGTAATCTTTTCGCTCCCGTTTGGCGTGTCGTGTCGTGTGTCGTATTCCATAGTGACACACTAACCTAGTGGCAAATTGGGAAACCGTCAACCCCCCAAGCTACATTGGCTTTGCTATGCCATTTCTGATACCTTGGTGCGTACCCCTGCCGGAGACGTAAATGACCACTACAAACAGTGGCTCGACCCTGACACCTAAAATGGCCGCCTTCGCCAGCCTCATCGCCGCTGGTCGCAGTCAGGTGGACGCCTACATTGAGGCGTATGATGTGGCACCCGGCGGTAGTCGAAACGCCGCCCGCAACGAGGCGTCGAAGCTCGCACTTAAGCCGAAAATCAAAGACCGGATCAAGCACCTGCGCGAAGGCCGCGCCACGATACAGGCAGACCAACAAGCCTTATCTCAGGCGTTCATCTTGGATCGCTTGAGACAAGAGGCTCTGGACGAAAACAACGCCGCATCGGTGCGAGTGCGCTCGCTGGAAATTATCGCGAAGAGTCTTTCTATGTTCTCCGATGCGTCGAGTGTAACCGTCGAGGCACGTTCATCATCAGAGATTGAGCGAGATCTGAAGGAGCGTTTAAACTCGCTCTTGGGCACTACCGATATCGCACTGGTGGAGTGACTACCAAAAAAAAGAGAGCGTGGTAACTGTGCAAATACCCTCTTATGATGGCAGAATCTCCACCCGTCAGGGTCTTGACAAGCACTTGACAGCGCGTATATTAAAAGCGTCGCCTGTAACGGTTTGCTAGTTACTGGTTGCTTTTCTTTTGAGTGTTGTAAATCACTTCGCTGATAGGTAGACAGTGAGCGAAGCGAACTGTCTACTAAGGCAGAGCAGGGCGAGGCGAGGCGACGTGCAACCGTAGTGAAACAGTGCTGCCCCGGCTTGTCTGTTTAAACCTTCCCGTTTAAACCTTGCTGTTTAAACTTCGCTGTTTAAACCTGCCCCTTTTCTCAGGCAGACAAGCGCGAAACATCCACACAAAAAAAGAGGCACCCCTTTCGGAGTGCCCCTTTCCCTCGTGGCTGGGTGTTTAAACTGTGTGTTCCCGTGCGGCGTCGGTGTCGTTATTGAATTCGTCGGCGTAGTCCTGCGCCACTGCATCCCTTGTCACCTTGGGGAAGTCGTGCCTGACGTTGCCGCCGAATTGCTGGCAGTATTCCTTAGCGCCTCTGTCCACCAAGTACCGCCAGAGCTTCGGTGCTTTCTCGTGATCATAGACGCCTTTGTCTAGCTTCCTGAGTAGGTTTTTCAGGATGGGGATGTACTGTCCCCGGTAGAGGGTCTCTTCGTTGTCGATGAAGAGCCGTAGTTCGCCTTTCGCCCACTGCTGGCCCTCAGTCAACTCTCTGTTGTCGGTCATGTCTAGCTTCTCCTTGCGTCGAGGTTGGCCCCGGCGTTATCGGCGGCGGCGTGTGGGGTATCGGCCTCACCTATGCCGATGATCGCGCCACGATATGAGCCGTCCATCATTCGGTGGAAGGGTACTCCGTGAATGGCTCCAACGTAGGTGTTGCGGTCTTCGTCGCGCTGGACCCTAACTTGGCAGGCGGTGCCCGCCTTTGTTGTGATGGGGTAGAGTTGTGGTATGTAGGTCATGTCTAGTTCCTCACCGTTGAAGTTGCGTACTTGAGCGACAGTTCGAGCGTGGGGTGTGGGGCTTCCTTGCCCGCCTCGACCATTTGTTCTGAGCAGCCCGGACATATAGGTGGGCCGTACTTGTCCAGTGGCTTTCTCGTGACGCGCACAACGTAGTCGCACGGGGCGCACTCGACCTTCAATAGGCGGGTGGTCTGGCGCTTTTTTCCGGCGTTGACGTTCAACGTATCGTGCGGGTAGCCGCCCAGTTTGGTCTCCAGTTTGGCGAGTCTGGCCTTCAGTGCTTTCCCGGCTGACGTTGCGGTGGGCTTTCCAGTCAAATTGACTTTTTCCATGAACCGTTTAAACGCTGGGCCGTGTCCGGTTCCGGCGGGCAAGATGGCGTGGCCGTGTTCGTGGACTAGGGTTGACAGCGCAAGGGGGCCGTCAAGCGTCGGGGAGAGGAAAAGGTGCGCCTTTGAATCTGTTTGCTGCTCTCCATGCCAGCACTCTCCGATACATCTGTTGTTTTTTGACGTGGCCCGCCTCGACGGAAAGCCAACGGAGACGTGGACTTCTCCCAACTCGTACCCGTGCTTGCGGTACTCTTGGCGCAGGATGGTGGTGGCGCGTTGTAGGAACGATTCGCGTGTCCTCATCGGGTTATCTCCAAGTCTTAGTGGTGGGGCGTTCGATCTCGACCTTGAAGCCGTGATCCTCGATCTGCCGGAGTGCGCGGTCAGTCAGTGTGGTGGTGTTGGCGATGCTGGCGAACAGTCGCGCTAGGTCGTTGGCCGGATAGAAGACGGTTTGCCCGTAGTTGCTCTTCTGGGTGACGGTGAGCGTGTCGGTCATGTGGTCTGTCTCCGTCTGGTGTGGCGTGGCGTGTTTCATGTAATGAAGGTACAAAAGAACAGAGGGGGCCACAATGGATAAAGGGCACAAATCACCAACTAATTTCTAAGTCGTTTAACCGTAGGGGTTTAGCGTGTCGCATTTTCGCCACTTGCCGCCATTCTCCGCCACTTGCCGCCACTCGCCGCCACTCGCCGTGGGCGACCAGCGAGCGACCAGCGACCAGCGAGCGACCAGCAACCGGAGGGCGGCGACCGGAGACCGGAGGACGCAGGCGGGCGCGGGCGCGGAGGGGGGCGGACCTTACGCGCAACCGGAGGTTAATCGCAGAATCTGGGCGTGGAGGGGACCAGTGGGGGGGGGGCATCGGCTGGGCGCTGGCGCGGGCGCGCCAACAATAAACAGTGTTTTGCTCAGGATACCGGCTAATTCCCCACCTTCTGTTCTTAATATAAGCGCCTTCTTTTTTCTCTCCAAAAATTTTTCGCAAAATTTCGACTTTACCATGGTGTACTAAGTTGTTAGGTTGGGGAATTATGATAGGTGCGGCTTTTAATAGGGGTCTTGTATAATGAGTGTGTCACCGGAAGAGGCGGGATGCCCCATACGCGCCAACGATACATGGTCGCGCTGGCTCAAGATGCGAGACGGGTCGGTGATCTGGTTCGATGAGGTGGTAAGTTGGGATGGCGAGTGGATCAAGGTCGAATACTCCGATGACGTAAACGGCCACGGTAGTGTGGGCGACGGTGAGGGTGGGAATACGGTAGGCAAATGGATCGACTGCGAGTTGCCGCTACGCGCAACGAGTATCCGCTGGAGTGAGGTGGTGGCGCATGGTGAGATGGGGTCTTAAATGATGGGAGAAGAAGCATGGCTGACATAACGCAAGGCTTGGACAAGACCAGTGATTCTGAGTCTATAGTTACGGTACAGTTGACCGATGAACAGGCGGAACTGTGTCGCTATTTGCGCTTAGACGAGCCAGGTCTGTCGCATGAGGATTTTGCTAACTATTTAAGTCAGCGTATTTGGGGAAGTGCTTTCAATGTAGAAGTGCATGGGTGAAGTGGGGGTAGATTTCGCCGCTCTTTCCAGTCAGGTAGACGTTCTCCCGTTCGACCAACAGAAAGAGATTTTGGATCTTTTGGAGGAGTTAGGTCATGCGAGGGATCGTGAGGCTGCCCACTCTGATTTTCTATCATTTGTGCGACGTGTTTGGCCTGCGTTCATAGAGGGCGACCACCATCGTGTCATGGCAGATGCGTTTAATCGCATAGCGACTGGTGAGCTAAAGCGGCTCATCATTAATATGCCGCCGCGTCACACCAAGTCAGAGTTCGCCTCGCATCTGTTTCCAGCTTGGTATTTGGGCAGATATCCCGATAGAAAGGTGATCCAGACATCTCACACGGCAGAGTTGGCTGTCGGCTTTGGGCGTAAGGTTCGTAACTTGGTAGGCTCCCCAGACTACGGCAGGATTTTTCCGAACGTATCGTTGAGCGCCGACTCCAAGGCAGCCGGTCGTTGGAACACCAATCAGCAGGGCGACTACTTCGCTATTGGTGTTGGCGGCGCGGTAACGGGTAAGGGCGCGGACATTCTTATCGTGGATGACCCTCATTCGGAGCAGGAAGCGGCACAGGGCGATCCGTCCGTATACGACAAGACGTATGAGTGGTATACATCGGGTCCGCGTCAGCGTCTGCAACCGGGCGGAGCGATCTGCGTGGTGATGACCCGCTGGTCGAAGAGGGATCTGACGGGCAGTATTTTGAAAGCGTCGATAGAGAGGGGTGGCGCTGACGAATGGGAAATCATTGAACTGCCCGCGATACTGCCTAGCGGCAATCCGTTGTGGCCCGGATTCTGGCCGATAGAGCAGTTGGAAGTATTAAAAGCAGAACTTCCTATATCGAAGTGGAGTACCCAGTACCAGCAAGATCCTACCTCCGAAGAGTCCGCGATCATCAAGCGCGAGTGGTGGAAGGACTGGACGAAGGGCAAGCCACCGAAATGCGAGTTCGTGATTCAGTCGTGGGACACGGCGTTTCTTGCCAAGGAAACAGCGGACTATAGTGCGTGTACGACATGGGGCGTTTTCTATAATGAGGACAGGGAAGCGAACATCATCCTGTTGGACGCCCTACAGGAACGGTTGGAATTCCCTGATTTGAAGAAACGCGCCTACGAGATGTACAAGGAATACGAGCCGGATGCGTTTATAGTGGAGGCGAAGGCTGCGGGCACCCCTCTCATTTTCGAGCTTCGTCGCATGGGCATCCCGGTCGCGGAGTATACGCCGAGTAGGGGCCGCGATAAGGTGGCGAGAGTCAACGCCGTATCGGACCTGTTCAGTAGCGGTAATGTCTGGGCACCAAAGACACGGTGGGCAGAGGAAGTGATAGAACAGTTTGCCGCTTTCCCGACTGGGGAGCATGATGACTTGGTTGACTCATCGACTCAAGCGTTGCTAAGATTTAGGCAGGGCGGCTTCATTAGCCTTGGCAGCGACGAGCCGTGGGGTGAGCTAGTGCCTAATCGCAAGGCGGATTACTATTAGCTATCTACAGCACGACACCATAGCGATTGCGGGCGAGACTCCTGTATGTAGTTTGTGTGGTGAGGAGACAGAAACCGGCGGCCTGTGGTCGGGGCAGGAGGTTATTGTTGTTTGCAGCCACGCTTGTGCGAAGAAAGTAATACTGCTGGCTCTCGACGCAATTTCTGGTGCCGATGGCCCTATATCATACGCAGAGTGGATGAAGCTGGCGGATAAATCCTATGATCGGTGGGAACGATACAATGTATTACATCAGGAAAGATATAGGGGTTTTGTAGATTCGCTATGTCCTCAGTGTCAAGTGAAACTAAACGAGAGGCGCTTCAGTTTCGCGGATCATTCCCTAGGGTCGTCCTTTTCTCCGCGTGGGCGATATCAGTCTTGCCGGGGCTGCAACCACCTTACGAAACTGGATATATGTCATGCCGATAGATAAGTCTCTGGAAGGGTTATTCAATCAGGATGATTTCGATGTGGGGCCAGAAGGATTCGTTGTGGTCGAGGAGGAGGAAGAAATTCCCGGCGAAACGCTGGTCACTGAATTGGAGGATGGCGGGGTCGAGATTGATTTCGATCCGCTGGCTGATACAGACAGCATAGAGACGGAGTTCTCCTCTAACCTTGCAGAGTCTGTAGGCAACAACGAATTGCGAACAATCGCCGTCGATCTGGTCGGTAAGTTCAGTGCAGACAAAAGCAGTAGGGCTGACTGGGAGGAGACGTACAAGGAGGGCCTCGACAATCTAGGGCTGGAAATCGAAGATCGCACTACGCCGTGGGCTGGAGCCTGTGGCGTTTTTCATCCCATGTTGTCTGAAGCGGTCGTGCGCTTCCAGAGCGAGACGATTCAGGAAATCATCCCGGCCAAAGGTCCGGTCAAAACCCGGATATGGGGGGTAGCGAGTCTGGATCGCGAGAAACAAGCGAAGCGTGTTCAGGACTACATGAACTATCAGCTTCTGGAGGTGATGACCGAGTATCGCTCAGAAACCGAGAAGCTTCTGTTCAGCTTGCCGCTCGCCGGGTCCGCGTTCCGCAAGATCTACTTCGACCCGTCGTTGGGCAGACCGACTTCGATGTTTGTTCCGGCAGAGGATTTCGTTGTTGCGTACAACGAGGCGGATCTAGCACAGGCGGAACGCTATACCCATGTGATGGATCGAAGCACGAATCAGGTGAAGAAGCTTCAGGTCAGCGGATTCTATCGCGATGTGGAGTTGACGACATCGCATATCGAAGAAAACCCGATCACAAAAAAGTACAACGATATCGGTGGTGTTAGTCCCTCCTATCAAAGCGACGAGCGGCACCAGCTTCTGGAGATGCACGTTGATCTTGACCTTCCGGGCTTTGAAGACCCGGACGGCGTGGCGCTGCCTTATGTCATAACCATCGACAAGAGTAGCTCCACTATCCTGTCTATTTATAGGAACTGGCTAGAGGACGACGACAAGAAAACGAAGAAACAGCATTTCGTGCATTACGGGTATGTGCCCGGAATCGGGTTCTATAACCTTGGCTTGATCCACATGATCGGTGGGCTCGCGAAATCAGCGACGAGTTTGCTGCGTCAGCTAGTAGATGCGGGCACACTCTCCAATTTGCCCGGAGGACTTAAGACTCGTGGACTCAGAATCAAGGGCGATGACACGCCGATCATGCCGGGAGAGTTCAGGGACGTTGATGTCCCCGGTGGCGTTATTAGGGACAACATCACCTTCCTTCCTTATAAGGAACCTTCTTCGGTCCTTTACCAGCTACTGGGTAATATCGTGGAAGAGGGTAGGCGCTTCGCTTCGATGGCGGACCTCAAAGTAGGCGATATGAACCAAAACGCTCCTGTTGGCACCACGCTTGCCATCATAGAGCGGACAATGAAGGTGCAATCTGCTATTCAGGCGCGGATTCACGCGAGTCTCAAGCAAGAATTCAAGATATTAGCTGCGATCATCCACGAGTATACTGATCCGAGCTATCCATACGAGACGGATGCCGGTGAGGATATCAAGGCAGAGGATTTTGATGATCGGGTAGACATAGTCCCGGTATCGGACCCGAACGCTTCTACGATGGCACAACGCATCATGCAGTATCAGGCAGCACTACAGTTGGCCGCGCAAGCGCCTAATTTGTACGATTTGCCGTTGCTGCATCGCCAGATGATGGAGTTGATCGGCATATCGAATGCGGACAAGATTGTGCCGCAGCCTGATGACGTTCCGCCGAAAGACCCAGTTACCGAAAATCAGGATCTTCTTACACAGGCACCCGTCAAGGTATACCAGTACCAAGATCACGAGGCCCATATGCGTGTTCATATGGCGCTGAAGAATGATCCGCAGATCGGTCAGGAAATGCAGAACAGTCCTGCCGGTGCCGCGATCAACGGTGCGCTTGACTCCCATGTGCGTGAACACTTGGCGTTTATCTTCCGCTCTCAGATCGAACAGGAGCTTGGCATTGAATTGCCGCCGATGGACGAGCCATTGCCCGAAGATATTGAGAAGCGTTTGAGTACGTTGGTGGCGGACGCCGCCGATCAGATGCTAGGCAAGAAACAGCAGCAACAGCAGGCCGCCCAGAACGCTGAACAACAGAAAGATCCAATTACCCAGCAGCGAGATCGCGAGCTTGGAATCCGTGAGATGGACGTTCAGCGCAAACAGCAGGCCGATGCCGCGAAGCAGCAGCTTGATCAACAGAAGATTATGGTTGGATCACAGCGGGACGCGGCGGAACTCGCACTTGAACGAGAGAAACTTGAGAGCAGGCATCAAATAGATCTCGCTGCGCTGTCTCTTGAGGAGGCGGCACTCAAGTTGAAGGCTGAACACGACGGCCAGAAACTTGAGGCGTCACAGGAGTTAGAAGGCATCAAGCTGGGCAGGGAGATGGCGAAGGATCGGGACGGTGAGTGACAACGTCCTAGCTTTGCTCAGAAAAAAGATTGATGACGAAGTAGGTGTCCTGTCTAGCCATCTATCGGGCGGTTCTGCCAAAGATATGGAGGAATATCGGAGGATGTGCGGGAAGATAGAGGGTTTGGGCTGGGTTTATCAGGAGATTTTAGAGTTGGAAAAGAGGCTTGACGAGTTTTAATTAGCAGTGCCACCGTTCCTTCGGAGCGCAAATTTAACGAGAGGCTGACATGGCTACACTTGCAGCGGACACCCTAAACAAGACATCGGCTGGGGCCTTGGCCCCGCAAACTGCCAAGGCCAGATCTGGCCCAAGGCTGGCATCGCAATTACCTGAGCCTAAAGGCTACAAGATTTTAATTGCGTTACCCGAAATCGAAGAAAAAAGCGAAGGTGGTATCATAAAGCCGTCTGAATTCCGGCATGAGGAGTCTATCGCGACCGTTGTGGGCTGGGTTATGTCCATGGGGGCTGATGCCTACGCGAATGAGACCCGATTTCCCAGTGGACCGTACTGTCAGGTCGGCGACTGGGTTGTTTTTCGGGCATTCAGCGGTACAAGGATCAAGGTTCACGGCAAAGAATTCCGTTTGATCAATGATGATACTGTCGAGGCGGTCGTAGAAGATCCCAGGGGCGTGGAGAGGGCTTAACATGAGCAACGAAATTGAACGCATGAGTAGTGAAGATAGGTTTTTCGGGGTGAAAAATACGATTACTGGGCCTGAAGACGCGCCGGTTTCCGTACAATCGGATGATATTGAGGTTGAGGTTGTAGATGATCGCCCTCTCGCGGATCAGGTTCCTAACGAGGAACCGGATGAGAATGCCTCTCTAGCGGACGCGGAGACGGACAAGGAAATTGAGAGCTACGGACTTAAAGCGTTCAAGCGTATGAAAAAGCTCAAGTGGCAATACCACAATGAGCGTAGGGCGAAGGAGGCATCCGAAAGACTTTCGACAGAGGCGATCAATCATACGCAAAGCCTGCAATCCGAGAACAAGAATCTATTGAAGCTTGTCGCGGAATCGCAGCAGGCTCTAACAGAGAGAAGCAAGCATGGTGCCGACGCCACGCTCGCCATCGCACGAGACAATTTCAAGAAAGCGCATGAGTCCGGTGACTCGGATGAGCTTGCCGCCGCACAGGAATACTTAACAAACGCTCAACTAGCCCAAGCGGCTGCTCCCGGAGTCTCTCAGGGTGTTATTGAGAATTGGAAACAGCAGGTGTCGGCCTCTCAACAGCAGGAGGCCCGACAGCAGCAAGCTATGCCCCAGCCACCGGAGCCGGATGCAATGGCGGTAGAGTGGCAAGATAGTAACCCTTGGTTTGGTGTTGATAAAGAAATGACAAGCTTTGCTTATGGTGTGCATGAGAAGCTTATCAGCGAGGAGGGTGTTGACCCAAACACTCCAGAGTATTATGAGTTAATCAGTAAACGTATGGGAGAGGTTTTCCCAGCGCATTTCGGTAACAACGCACCAACGTCCAGTGGGTCTGTTGTTGTTGAAACCGCATCTCGCCGGAAGGCGAACCCCGTGGTCGCCTCGGTCTCCAGAAACAATGGCCCCGGACCACGCAAATTTGTTTTGAGTACGAGTGAAGTGTCGCTCGCAAAACGTATCGGGTTAACACCTGAACAATACGCAAGGCAAAAAATGAAAGAGGAGATGTCCTGATGTCTGATGACCGCACCCCAAGGGAACCCAGGAGCGTTGACAGCCGTGAAAACGAGGCCAACCCTCCCTCGTGGGAACCCGCATCTATCCTTCCAGACCCTGATCCGCAAGACGGCTGGGTGTTTCGGTGGATACGAACTTCTATGGTAGGCAACCCAGATAACACGAACGTGTCGAAACGCTTTCGTGAAGGATGGGAGCCGGTTCGTGCCGAAGATCATCCTGAGCTACAGATTATGAGTGATCATAATTCGGATTGGTCGAACAAGGGTGGGATTGAAGTAGGCGGCCTTTTGCTCTGCAAGGCGGCACAGGAGGTTGTTGATCAGCGGCGTCAATATTACGCCAAACACGCTGAATCACAGATGCAGGCCGTTGATAATGCCTATATGCGTGAGAATGATCCACGAATGCCTGTTCTCGCGCCTGATCGTAAAACTCGTGTAGCATTCGGCGGCAAAGGCCGCTGATGCTTTACTACTAATTTAGGAAATAATTATGGCTACTACCGCAGCCCCATACGGGGCTAGGCCCATCGGCACTACAAGTGCAGCGGGCTCGTTTACGGGGATGGTACGCCACTTGCCAATAATCACCACATATGACACCGCTATCTTTAATGGTGACTTTGTTAAGCTTGTGGCAAACGGCACGATTGAAAAGGATGCCGGAACTGCGACCTTGGCTGCTGTTGGTGTTTTTCTGGGATGTGCTTATACGGACCCAACAAGTGGACAGATGACGTTTAGTGACCAATGGCCCGCATTGAATGCAGCAACAGATGCAGTGGCTTACGTCCTTGACGATCCGAATGTTGTATTTCAGATGCAAGCTGATGATGGTACTGGCTTGTATAATACAGACCGTGGTTTGAATGCAGCCGTGGTTCAGACGGCTGGTAGTACTTCTATTGGTAAATCCAAGAACAGTCTGGATCGAAGCAGCACGAATACCACTCTTACGTTGCCTCTTCGTATCATTGATTTCGTTGATGGACCTAAGAGTCTGCGTCCGAAGGGAACGACAGTTAGTGATGCGTATCCAGATGTGATCGTGAAGTTTAATGCTGCGTCTACATTTACAGCGTCTCCTCATTCCTACAACAACCCTACCGGGTTATAGGAGATACTGCTAAATGGCTATTTCACGCGCACAACTGCTCAAGGAACTACTTCCGGGGCTAAACGCTCTTTTTGGTATTGAGTATGCTCGTTATGATGACGAACATTCTGATATCTACGAGACGGAAAGCTCCAGTAGGTCTTTTGAGGAGGAAGTGAAGCTTTCGGGCTTCGATGCTGCCCCAGTGAAGGATGAGGGGTCTGCGATTTCTTACGATGCTGCACAGGAGAGCTTTACGGCTCGCTACAATCACGAGACCATCGCTATGGGCTTTGCCATTACGGAAGAGGCCATGGAAGATAATCTCTATGATTCCTTGTCGGCTCGTTACACCAAGGCTTTGGCTCGCGCCATGGCCCACACCAAGCAGGTAAAAGCCGTGTTCCCGCTTAACAATGGGTTCACTGCTGCTTATCAGGGCGGTGATGGTGTAAACCTTTTCACAGCGTCAGGCGATGGCGTAACTGGTGGTGACGGTCACCCGCTTGTTTCCGGTGGCAAGAACTCCAACCGTCCAGTAACTGCCGTTGACCTCAACGAGACTTCTCTTGAGGCTGCTGTAATTCAGATTGGCAAATGGACCGATGAGCGTGGTCTACTGATCGCTGCTCGTCCCCAGACGCTTGTCATCCCGCCCGATTTGCAGTTTGTGGCGACACGGGTGATGAAATCTGAGCTTCGTCCCGGTACTGCGGACAACGATATCAACGCGGTGCGTTCGATGGGTGTTGTTCCGAATGGTACGGTTGTGAATCACTTCCTGACGGATACGGATGCGTGGTTCCTGCTGACTGATGTGCCGGATGGGATGAAGCACTTCAATCGTGTGGCACTGGAAACGAGCATGGACGGTGATTTCGATACCGGAAATGTTCGCTACAAGGCTCGCGAGCGGTACAGCTTTGGTGTCTCCGATCCTCTTGGGATCTGGGGTTCGCCCGGAGCGTAGTATTGTACAACCTTAGTGGGGTGGGGGCTTCGGCCCCTGCCCCCTATGGGGTTTGATTTTTTTTTCCTGACT